ACATCGAGATGAAAGCAGATTTTCTTAAACATCTTGATAACGATACGATAGTTGAACTTTTACGCACAAAGGCGGAATTGTCAGGGAAATCTGGATTTATAACGAGGGAATATGATAGTATCCATAATAATTTTTGTTGACGTATAGTAAAGATGTTAGGAGCTCTCATGTCAACCTCTGGTGAACCAATGAGTAATGACAAACTTGGAATGACTGTAGGTTCTTGCATTTGTTCCGTTCTTGTTGTAATGCTTATCATGAAAATGCCAATGAAACCACCCCCAGTATTAGCCATGTGTGCTCTTTCGTGCTGTTGCTCTTCCAGTCAGACGGGTTCACTCGTAAATGACATACAGAAACGTGTCAAAAAGCTTCAAGCAGCTACCGAAACTCCAGAGGATACTCCAGTGGAGTAATAAATTAGAAGAAATCATCAGTCCTGTACATGTTTACAGTGAATGAACCAGTCTTTCCCGTAACGGTGACTGTTTCATTTCCGTATAGCTCTTGGCACCCAATGTCTTCCATGCAATCACGTGCATTGTGGGAAACTGATACTGGGTAAATGTTTTCACCTCCCGTGGTGGTATAGTAACTGTAGCGGTCTCGACGACCACGGACCTCTTTACCGTAAAGAGGGAGGGTCTCCTCACCATTCGTGATGAGACCCATCTGCTGCATGTGTCCGGGTTTGTACTGTTTGATAGGGGGTCCCCTAAATTCGGGTTCCCGGACCTGTGCACGGCGAGTGGGTACTGGACGCACTGGTACTGGAACAGCCACTTCTACTGGGACCTCGACAACCTGGGGGTTGTAGAACATATAGGCTACAACCGTGATAAGTACGACAATGGCCACCATTAATAATTGAGTCTTTTGTCTATTCTTCATATACTATAGTTAAGGAAAATGTTTGAGATGAATGTATGAAGGATATAACCATTTTTGAGAATTTCATCAACGATGAGGAGCTAGAAGAGGCTCAACAATTCACTGGTGATGAATCAATACATTTGTATGATTACAAAAATACAGTCGAACGTGGCTCGGATTGGTTTTTAAGTCTAGTTGATAAATGTTATAAAAAACATATAATTGATTTGAGACCTGAACGTCTTTGGGGAGATGGAATGGAAAATATAATCCCTTCCGTAAAAAAATTTATTTTAAAAATTAAAAATAGATTAGATAAATATACGAATACAACTTTTGATTTACAGCGAGTTTATCTAAATCGTCAAGTATATGGCCAAGATGTACCATTACATAAAGATACTGATAAATTCAATGGTTATACACTTTTAATATATATAGGTGATATTACACCTGAAAACTATACTAAAACTGGTGGGGACTTAGAATTTGAAAATAAAGAACATACAAAAATTGAACCATTTACAAAAAGAGCTGTACTATTCAGGGGATATATACCGCATCAGGCTTACGCACCCCTAGTACCGGAGATAATTCGTATTTCAATGGCATTCAAAATTATAGATACTTCAAATGAAGTTCCATTTATTGTAAGATATACTTAAGGAAAATATTTCACATAAAGACATGAAGGTGTTGGCGATAGACATCGGGTTTCATAATATGGGTCTCGTTTTAGCCGAGTCTTTATCGGGTCCAAAAATTACGGTAGAGTTTCTAAAGAAGGTAAGTTTGGAAGATTATAAATATATAAAGTCAAATGATTTTGTAGACACTATTCCTTTATTTGTAGAAGATCACCAAAGTATTTTCGATTCAGCTGATAAAATACTTATAGAACGACAACCACCTGGTGGCTTTCAAAATATCGAGATTTTATTACATTACATGTTCAAAGAGAAGGTTCTATTAGTTTCACCTGTGAGCATGCATGTGCATTTTGGGATGCGACATTTAGATTATGAAGAACGTAAGGAAAGAACAGTAGCCATAGCAGGAAAATACATAGAAGGTGAAATTCCTTATGAGAGAAAACACGATATAGCTGATGCGTTATGTATGATTGTGTTTGATAATTTTAGGTCTTGTGTACACTCTTTTGACAAGTTCAAATATATTGGTGACCTATAGTATATGCCAACAGCAAAGCAACTTCAGAATGCAAAGTCGAAATTAAAAAAGACTAGCAAACCTACAGGGAATAAACCAACTATACCCACTGCCGCTCTTCTTCGTCTTATCGCCGCTGACCCCAGGATTCAACGGAATCGTGAATTTATGAAACAGGTTCATGAACTTACGAGGAGGAAATAAGATTACTTTGTTTTACGTTTAAGGGTTTCTTGTATTTCATCGAAGAATGTATCAAAAACCCCCAACCTATACTGTGTAAATGCCCAAAGAGCAAAAAACATAGTCTTTGTCATTTTATTTACATCATTCTCCTCCATTTTGTAAATAGGACCAACCAGGCGCCCCATGAAGGTTTCATCTTTAGACTTACCCGTCAATGCAACCTCCGCTTGTGTTAATGCACATGTGTCATCATTCACTGACCAATGATAAAATATAAATGGAATGACCATCGAGTAAAACTCAAGGTTTCTACGATTATTTGTAAAAGGTACAATCAAAATCATTAGTATAAAAATAGTATGTAATGCAAAAATTATATTCATTTACTATATATAATGGTAAAAGATAAAATTATATGGAACGACCAGCACGAAATCATATTAAGACAATGGGGTGAAACCTGTGCCTGCTACAGGTTCATGCACCATCGTGCTTTCTTACTCTATAAAGAATTGAGTATGAAGTTCACTTTACCTGTAATTGTTCTTTCAACTATTACAGGCACTGCAAATTTTGCACAAACGACTTTGCCTCTCAGTATTCAACCGATGGCGCCGTCTATCATAGGTGGTTTAAACCTGATTGCGGGTCTCATCGCCACGATTTCAAATTTCTTAAAGATTAACGAATTGATGGAAAATCATAGAACTGCTGCGTTATCACATGGTCTCTTATCTAGAAATATTCGATTAATGTTAGCTATACCACGAGATGAGCGTAAAATTCATGGTCTGAAGTTTGTAGAAGACTGTAAGACTGAATATGATAGACTACTTGAACAGTCTCCCTCAATTCCTAAAAAAATTATGACAAACTTTGACCAAGAATACCCTCTAGATAATGTATTTACAAAACCAGAGATTCTTAATGTGCGTTCAATCCCACTTTTGAAAGTTCCAAAAACTATTGAACCCATAGAAGCTATAACTAAAAATACACCCCTAGAACGTGTGGGTAAATTCCTCGCCAAAACAAAATCCGAACCCGAACCAGAGGACGATGAAATTAGTCAAGTGGAAGAGGAAGATGAAGAGGAAGAAGACTCAGACGTCGAGCAAGGTACACCAAAAGAATAAACATGACCACATTGGTAAGAACTCCACATGCAACGTATGGTAAAATTTTCCTTTTTAAAGGTTCTACGATACGTTTATGTAGTGCGTCATTTTCCAGCACTAAATCTATGGCCTGATTAGTAATATCATCAATGGATTCTTTCATTAAAATAATACCACAAAAAAAAGTGGAAGTAAAAACCGTGGTGACGATTCACACCAAACAAATTGAACTTATTCGACGGTACATTCGCGAAAGAAAGAATGTATTCATATGTGGGGGTTCTGGTGTTGGTAAATCATATGTTCTCAATGAAGTTTTGGAAGGTTTAAATAATGTTGAGTTACGAACTGAACATCTGAAAAGTAAATCACTCTTTTTACCGTTTATTAAACCTTCATCCAAACATGTGTTTATTGAAGACTATGAACCAACCTTCAAACCAATTATAGAACAGGTTTCTGATGGTGATCGATTGAGTCGTGGTTCACTATTAGTAACGTGTACAAACATGTGCATGTATCCAAATTTTGAAACTGTTTTTATTCCGAAACATAAACCTAGTGTATTACTCACACTCGTTGAAGATAAAAGCCCTAAAGCAGAAAATGCAGCGTATAGGTGTAATGGTAATATTCGAAACTTTTTCACCTATCTTGATGGGTATGATGAAATGGATATTTTCCAAACACCGAAAGAATTCATAGCTGATGTATTATCAGATCGGAAACCTATACCAATTTACGATAGTATACACGAACACGGACACATGTGGGATGTTTTCCAAGAGAATTATATAAATTCTGAAGGGGTTGACATTACGACTATATGTGAATCATTTTCTATGGCTGATCACTACGACAATTATATATATAAATCAGGGAATTGGAACCTCATGCCTTATTTCGTCTTACATGCGCTCACAATACCAAAGAGGTGTCTAGGTGAACCACTCGAGAAGGATAAAATTAGACCAGGGAGTTGTTGGACTAAACTTGGGAACTATAAAATGAGGAAAGGGAAATTCGAGGAACTTAAGAAAAAATCAAGAATGGGGTTAGGTGTAGAGGAATTATGTCTTTTAAAGAAGTATGCAGAAAAAGGAGACCTAAGTAAACTAGTGGAATATAAAATCTCACCTCAAGACTTCGAC